TACAAACGCTGTGCGTGTTCTTCATCGTCTGCAAATGCAGTAGCTGCCCGTGCAAATGCATCTTGAGGAGAATTTTCTGCTTCTACCATATATCTGTCATTTAGAGTTTTTATACTAAACTCCGACAAATAACTATCTCTGTTATAATCTAACTCAAGCACTTAACATTCTCCCTTCTATTTCTGATATATTATCAGCTCCTATAGCATTATCACAAAAAGCTATTAAATCCATTAACTGATAGTTTATCAGTATTTGATCCCCACTATTATTTAGATTTTGTATGAATTTATACTTACTGTTGATAGGCAAAGCGTCATAAATATCCATAGCACTGCCATAGTCTTTAATAAGGCTACTTGCTCTTGCAGGGCCAATGCCAGGAATACCTGCAACATTATCACCTTTATCGCCAGTAAGGCACTTGAGCGAGATATAATCTTCTGGCTCTACATCGTAGTGTTCATTCCAGTTGTCTGATCGAACTTCTTTACGAGTAACATAAGAAAATCTACTTACGTCATCTTGAACTAACAAGTCCCAGTCTCTGTCACTAGAAATCAGCCAGATTTTTTCTAATCGATACTTCGATTTATTCTTTACTAGATGTGCAGCAATGTCGTCTGCCTCTACACCCTTGAATCGAAGAACGGTATAGCTTTCTGCAAGTTCATCAAGAGTTCTTTCAAACTCAAGAAAAAATTGCTCAAAGGCTTCTTTCTCTTCTTCTGTTTGATCTGCAAATTTATCTTTACGATTCTGTTTGTAGTCCTCACAGATTTCTTTTCTGTAGGTAGAATTGCCCCAGTCTGCAGCAATAATTACATTACCACAGTCATAAGACCTGGCAAGAGACTGGACTGTTCTAATATAATCTGAACAAAAGTCTGTTCGTCCTTGATGTTTCCATCTGAACGCTAAATTAAGTGCATCTACAATAAGAGTTGCACTTTGGTCACTATCAATAAGTTTTTCTGAAAAGTCAAATGCCATAATTTATAAACTCAATTTCTTCTTTTTCTAGCCATTCATCAGCTAATATTATATAACATTTTAGCCAAGAAATAAAGAAATATTTGGAGCAATGCTTGGGTTTAAGTTCAGTTACAACAAACACCCTAGATCTATTATACTTAAAGAACAGTAGAGGTTCTTGGTTACCATTCTTTGCCTGTAATACTACTTTATTCCACCATCTAATTAAATTATTAGTTTTTTCTTGCGTAAACATCTTATCAGAGAGAGGAGAATCTGCATAGTTTTTTACTTCTATGCAGAATCTATTTCTTTCATTCGGAACATACAAGTCTCCTTTCAAATACTCTAAAGCACCTGAAGCAGGGACTCTTTCAAACTTTAGTTCTGTCTGTTCTCGAAGTAGGTCTCTGACTAAATACTCTCCTCTAGCTCCTTTAGCTCGTGAGTCAACCATTAAACTACCTTTCTAATTCACTAATGTTTCCATTCTTTACTATTTCTATCTTTTCCAATAAAGGATGTGTCCATCCGTGGCTTACAATGTAGGTATTTAACTCTTCTTCTTGTAAAAGAACTTCAACTAGCTTTTCTCTGCCAGCTTCATCTAATACATTTATTACCTCATCTAAAAATAGTATGTTTAACCGAGACTTAGAGATACTGCTCATGAGCTTGCGAATTGCTATAAGAGTAGCAGTATTTACTCTTGCAAGCTCTCCTGAGCTAAGAGCAAGAATATCTACTGTATGTCCTCCATCTGTAATGACAACATTTAGTTTATCATTTGATACTACAAATTCTAAAGTAAATCTGCCGTCAGAAAGCTCTGCCAAATAAGTATTTACTAGCTCTTCTAACTCTTTTACAAGATTCTCAATCTTGTAAGCTAAAAGACCGTTTGTACTAAACGCTTTTTTCAGTATTTCTAAGTGTGTATTGATCTCTTTTACTTCATCTAAAGTTTCTTTACAGTCATTTAACTCTGAAGTAAAATTATCAGTTTGTTCAAGAATTACTTGGATTCTTGTGTTTCGTTTTGTTCTGCTTTCATTTTCTGAAGAGATCTTTGATATTTGCTCTTTTGCGTCTTGTATTCGTACACGAACTCCCAGTATGCGGCTACTAAGCTCTTCGTGATCCAAAGGACTGTCAGGTAAATCCTTTTGAATACTTTTATACAAATTTGTCCACTCTTCTTCAATACGGATTTTGTTTTGGTAATCCAGGTTATTTTGTTTAATGCTTCTAATTTCTCTTTGAATATCATCAGTCAATCTCGTTTTAGCTTTCGCTATCTTTTCCTGCTCCGCAGAAATTAAAGTTTCTTTGAACTCCTTGTCTATATCCTGTTCACAGGTAGGGCAATGATCTCCAAGCTGTGAAAGTTTAGTAAGTAGCTTTTCTGAAGCATTTATGTCAGACTGTAAGCTACCCGCTTCTTCCTGTAAAGAATCATAAGATATAATGCCTTCAGCTTTTATTGCATGAGCCTCTGAAATATTTATCTCAGACAGCATCTTTTTATACTGATTATTCTTATTGATTTTTTTATTTTTTTCGGAAATATTTTCAAGTTCTACTATTAAAGTCTGTAGTTCTTTCTCATCTTCATCCGTATCAATTTCTATTTTTAGTGTTGGAAGTATGGTAGTATCTTCCAATTTATTATCATTTAACCATTTTTCTATGGTTTTAATTTTTGCATCTACTTCTGTCAGCTTGTTTACTGAATCTCGTGAAGCAGCTTTGAATATCTCAAATAAATTTACATACTTTTCTAAATGCAAAAGATCTATCAGAAACTTTTTTCTGTTTGTGTCTGTTGCTGTTAAAAACTGCAAACTACTATTTGGATGTTGATAGACTAACTGGCTAAATGTTTTGAAGTCTAGCCCTAGAATCTCTTGAATTGTTTTGTAAGTATTTGTGGCAGTATGACTTGATATGTCCTCGCCATCCTTTATGAGATTTATCTTTATGTTAGTCTTTCTGTTTATTATAATTTCATACTCAGAAGAATCTTTTGAAAAAGATAAAGATATACTATAGCCACTATCAGTGTGTCTATTTGGTATGTCTGCCTTCTTGATTCCTTTCGAGTTTTTATTGAAAAGTGCCTCTTCAATAATTAACGGGATAGACGACTTGCCTACCCCGTTAGTTCCTATTATCTGTGTCAGTGTACTATCATTCAGAAGTAACTCGTTATCAGCTCCGTAGCTGAAACAGTTACTCCATTTCAACTGCTTGAGAGTAATCATTGTATGTGCCTAAAATGTCTGAAATGTTCTCTTCTTTTAGCGATAGAATATATCTTAGATATTCTGCCAACTCTTCTTCGATTGTCATTTCTTTTTCTATAATTAACGATGCTTCAGAAGATCGTTTTATAACTTTTTTGTCTAAAAGAGTGGAGTTTTCCACATTTGCTAGTTCTTGTATATCGCCTTCTATCTCATAGATAGTGTGGTCGTATTCAGTTTCTACCATTTCTTCAGGACTTCTCACAGTTCTACGAATTAGTTGTGGAAGTTCAAACCTTTCCCACATCCAATTCCAACTGGTTTCATCAATCAGTAGATACCCCGTTTCGACCCTTGCTCTATGAAAAGAAGTAGTCATTGGACTACCTGGATATACAATATTTCTCTGTGTGTTTGAGTGAGAGTGTAAATCACCAGCAAAGACTACAGGAAACTCGCTAAATCTATCTAAGTCTACCTCTGGCTTTACATGAGGAGGTATTTCACCTCGAACATGAGTAAACAAAGGTTTACTTGTATCAAACTTTTCTATACTTCCTTTCTTATGGAGCTCTCTATATGGCAAAATACCAAAGCCATAGCCTTCATCAACATATGATATATCTACCACATGAATTAAAGGGTTTATGTCTCTGGTTACTTGCTTTAGTTGAGAGAAGAAAGTATAATTCTTTTTTGTTGCTTCATGATTACCATCAAAGATTATAGTAGGAATCTTTACTCCCCGAATAAACGAGAAGTAAAGTTCCAATTCTTCCATAGTTGGCACTCTATCAAATAGATCTCCACCGATAATGTGAAGTGAACACTCTTGCTCTATTTCTTGGATCTTTTGAAAGAACAGATTATATCTATTCTTTGCCCAAGCAACTGGGACATTTTTCTGTCCCAGTTTTATATGCCAATCTGCGGTAAATAGTATCATGCAACGTTGAACTCATCTTCAAGAGTTTCATCAATTTCATCACCTGAAGGAGCAGAACGAAGTCGATCTAACAACTCTTTCTGAGCATCAGGAGTTGGACGAGGCATTACATCGTCCATAGACTTTAGATTTACAAGCAGTCCTTTGTCATCATCGCTGATGGGAGCTGCTTTGCACTTCAAAGCCTGTAGTTGATATTCTACATTGTAAGGCAGTGGGCCTGTTTTTACTCGCTTGAAGCAAACATCCCAGCCTGTATCTGGATCGGTAGGATCACCCAAATCTTCTGCTGCAGTAAGGATTTGCTCCCACAGCTTCTTCTTTAGGTTTATGACTTTGACTTCTCCATTGTCAATACATTGCATTGCGTAGCTCCAGCCACACTTCAGATCAGGGTAAAATTCACGAACCCAATCTTTCTCTTTGTTATTGAAACGCTCTTCGTTTCTGTCAAAAGAAAGACACTCAAGAGGAATGTTCTTGTTGTTTTCTCCAGTAACCCAGTATACATACCGAGCAAGTACATCGCCTACCAGACGAACTCTGTTGTCTCCGTCTCTGTACTGATAAGTAACGATGCTAGACTTTTGGGCTTCACCCTTTGTTTGATTAAATGCTAATGCCATTGTAATTTCTCCTTTGGGACTTCTTCATATAGAAAATAGAGCCTGTTATTCTCTACATAAAGTAGACTACTGTTTTTAATTTCTTCATTTACTAACTCAGATTCTGAGTCAACATATATCATATCTAGCCAAGTCTCTCTGCCTATAGCAAAATCAGACAGAGAACGAATACTGGCTAGAGAAAGATACACACAAAGTTCTCTGTGTGTATACTTGTGAGCGTTAGCTAACAGTACGTCAGGATGTACTAGAAAGCTCTCGCCCGAAAAGTTAATATTAGAATATTTATAGACTGGATCAAACTTATTCTTTGGTAGAGGTTTTTCAGCATGAGTCTTAAATATAAGAAAAGCCTCGGAGGGAGTGCCTTTACTATACTTAAATATCTTTTTCCAATCGTATAACAACATATTATATCAAACTTTATCTTTACTGTCAAGTGTTATTTTTTTACAGCTCTTTTATCTGATAACCCTGCTTCATGTAATAGCCTATTCTGTTGGAAGCTTGCCGACTGGCAGTGTTTCCTTTCAAATGAACATCTACAATTACAGGACTTAACTTATTTTCTTCTTTTCGTATAACTCTGCCTATTAACTGAGTAAGAAGAGGCTCATTATTGATAGGAGTACCTAATACCAAGCAGCTTAGGTTGTTTACTGAGATTCCTTCAGAGAAAATTGCTTGAGTTCCGTATAAAATGGACTTACGACCACTTAAAATCTCATTTATTAGCGTTTCTCTTTCCTCATGCGGAACCTCACCCGTAACACATACTGCTTTTTCGCCACTCAGTTCGGCGCATGACTTCAAAAAGCCCACTCGGTCGCTTACTACCAACACTTTGTGCCCTTTTTGAGCATATGCGGAGGCAATCATGGCAATACTGTGTCGATATTCTTCATTATTTGCGAGAGCAGTCACTCTATTTGCCCACGGTATGCGCGTACCGTCTACAAATCGTATCTCAGACTTCCAAATCTGCACAGAAGGCTGCATAAAGTTTTCTTTAGGTGGCTTATACACATTTGAACTAAAATAATCACGAAATACAACGTGCTTTCCGTCTTTTCGTTCAATTGTTCCAGACAATCCCACTTTGTAACGTGCATAGTTTGTGTCTATGACTCTGGAAAAAGTTGGACTGCTTACATGGTGCATCTCGTCCAGTATCACTGTGCCAAACATCTTGTTTATCTTTGTAATGTTTCTATACAATGTCTGAGTATTGCCTATCACAATTGGAGTATCTGTCTCAAACTTACCACTACCAATGATACCTGGAGTAAATCCATAAACTTTCTCTACTTCCTTTGCCCATTGGTTTCGCAGAGGCACGGTATGTGTTACAACCAGTGTTTTCTGTCCAAGTTTTCCGGCTATAGCCAACCCCGTGAAGGTTTTACCCCAACTTACCCAAGCATTGATGATAGCATTATCTTGTATA